TACACCGGGAACAGCGTTAATCCAATTCAACGACAAATCATTCATATCAAACTTACTGCTATTCGTCCGAAGTTCGGGGTGATACAGCTGAAGCGGCACCCAAAAACGATGAAGGCGAACAGTGTAGGGGTTGAACGTCGGAACCGCAAGAGGATTACTACGAACGTCAATACCCTGCTCGATAGAAACGCGATCACGAGCGTTAATAAAATCAATACGCACCGGATACAAAATACCCGGTGTGCACGTAAAGGCCTTATTCTCGGGAACATCGTAGCGAGAATAGCCATTCACAACATGCGAAACAAAGGGTTGTTTTCCCATAATTAAATAATTAGTTGAAGATTATACTCATCACGCCAAAAGCGCAAGATATCCTCATCCAGAAAGGTCGGAGGATCCAGATCAGGCATCTTACGCTTCGAGGCACGAAATTTCATTAATTGCTTCTGCTCCCAGGTGTATGAATCTCGACCGGATACGGAGGCAGCGGGAAAGAAAGATGCAACACACAAAGACACGATACGACGCACCAAAGGAGACTTGCTGAAACGTGAATACGCATCAGCAGCCAATACGGCCTTTCGTCTTTCGTCTTCTGGTTTAAGATAGCGATTGTAGTATCGAGGGATCGCGTAATTATATACGACACCTTTCGAAGCGTCCATATAAGACCAAGACGCAACATGTACAGAAGGGCAAGGCTTATAGCCAAGGAAATCACCCACACCAGCACTGACAAACTTGCGAGTGTAGCGCCTGTGTTCAAGAAGGGAAGAAAGAGATTGTAATTTTCCATCTACAGTAACATAACGGTCTTTAATCTGATCGAGATCAAAGCCAATCTGTTTAACAACATATTTAACGCAATATCGAGCACGCTTAAGCGTAGCTTTCGAAAGCCATACATATCCAAGGTCAGAAACCGCCGACCGGATTTCATTATACAAGACATCCGTTCCAAAAAGGAACCCATGAAAATGCAAACGGGGTTCAGAACCAATCTCCGGATGGACTCCAAACTCCTGGAAGAAGCAATGTTTAAAAGAATGACCAATCTTGTGCCGAATTCGCTCATTCCATTTGCGTACAAATGAAGAAGGGTCGAGAAGTGCGTCCTGATAATGGACAGGATTAATAGTGATAGTAATAAAAATGGCCTGCCGAGACTCGGCCTTGCACCGAGCCAACTCACGCTCTATACGAACAAACCAATCGTTGCGAAGGCGGCGAAGGCAATCCTCGCACTTACCACAAGGAACCATAAGCCACTGGCGAGAAACATCCCAGGGGCGAAGCGCAAGCGAAGAACACGCAACATCAGAACCAAGACGAGAAGGGTTCTTCTTGTCGTAATAACGACGGTTTCTAATCCATATAGGAGACAGGCAGGCCATGATTAAAACAAAGATTCAAGGCAGTCGAACTTTAAATTGGGGTTCTGATCACGAGATCTCTTTAAAAAACTCAAAGCTGCGGCTTCAGACTCAAACCAAGCTATAACGAACCGGCGTCGTCCTCGGTAAAAGGCGACAGACCACCGAAGAGGAGAACCAGAAACAGCAGGACAAAATTTCGGAGCATCACAGTAATCCATAATTTTAGTATTTTACGGAGATCGATTCGACAAGTCGACTGCGATCAAATGGAGAAGCAGGCGCAGAGTCCAATATCCACTCCGTGGATGGCCACGGCCGTTGGCCGTCTGCACCTGCTTCGGATACCAATTAGAGGACTTTACCTCCAAGGGGGCGCGTTACGACGCGAGTACCCTTACTTTTCTTCCGACGGCGTGACATGTCCATCAAGTGTAAGTTCTACAACAACGATAAGCGAATCCTGGAAGAAATCGACCGATTTGACAGGAAAAGCATTAAGGAAAGAGCTAATCCGGTCATGGTGAACATAGGATTCGGTGCTAATAGTATCACGACAAATGAAATCGCCGAGATTGAGAGATTCCATCCAACGCTTAAGAGCATCAAGACGGGTGTCATCAAGAGGAACGAAATGGTCCTCAACGATAGTACCTATAGAACAGAGATCGATAGAAAGAGCCGGACTAATACGGCGAAAACAAAAATGGATAGAAGTCATAATTTATAAAAATTAAAAATGTCTCGCAATTGCACGCCATTCATTGTTAAGGCGAAACCAAAAATCATGGCCTTCAGAAGTTTTATCAAAATCGAAGGCGCAGACAATCCAACAATCGATTACAGTCGTATCAACAAACTGATCCAGCGGCATACGAGGAAAGCTGGCGATAAAGTTTGCTACATACCAATCAAAAGCCTGATGTGCAACAAGGAAAGGAATGAACTGATTAACGAAAATTTTAGAATTGCGTGTCATAGCATCTTGGTTTAAAGGTTTATGCAAATATAAGTGCACTGCAGCGAAAAACAAAGATCAAAATGTCCACAAAATTGTTAAATTTATCGTTTTTTTCCTATTTGAGATCGAGTAACGCGAGTGCCTCCGATAAAATCACCATCAGGGCCATAGCGTTCAGTCATGGTTTCCGACGCAGAAGGACCACCGGACTTTGATGCTGCATACACACCTGCAGCAGCAGCGAAGGACTTCGTGACATCATAGAAAAGAGCGTTCTTGTTCTTACGAATCTGAAACCAACTGCCAGAAAGAGCCTGTCGCGCCTCGCCGAGCTCAAGACCATGGAGATAAGAATAATACTCGCGACCGGTAATTTCCTCGTACTCGCCAGTAGGCCTGCCCTTATCGTCAACAAGAGGAACCTTAACGGGAGTATCCCAAGTCACCTCAAACATGTGCTGCATATCGCTCTGCTGAAGGTCAAGAAGACCGGAACGACTCCAAGACTCGCGAGCAGCAGCATTAGAGGCGGAAGCAAGAGCACGGAGATGAGCAAGATTAGCAGCAGCAGACTGGTCCAAAAGAGGAATCTCGGCATCATTCTCGGCACGAATGCGCCTCGTGCGTTCAATCTGTTCAGTATAAGCGGCAACAATGCGCTGAAAATCATAGGTAGCGGCAAGGTCGGCATACTGATTGTAAGCTTCTTGATTGATAGCCAACTCGCCGTAATAAGAGGCGAGCGAGGATTGATTGTCGATGTTAGCCTTTTTCAACTGCTTCTCAAGCTCGATAAGGGCCTGACCCTGCTCCCTGGTAGGCATCTTATTGCGAATGTCCTCGGCTTGAGCGTTATCAAGGTTGGCAGCGGCTTTATTGCGTTCGATGGATGCATTGACATTCATAGTCTCAAGAGCAGTTCCAGCAGCAGCAGCACCAACGCCAGGAGGCAGAGGACTGGAAAAGTCGAATGAACCACCAGAGGGACCAGAGGCGCCTACAGAGCCAGGAGAACCACCAGACATAGTAGCATTAACACCAACACCAGAGGACCCAAGGACAGCAGCAGGAGTGACACCAGCTTTAAGGTAGCGATCAAAAACTTTAGAGGGATCGTTATAGGCGTTTTCATAGTCAAACTGCTTTTGCCAGTTAGAGTAATTAATCTCGCCTTGTTTTTGCATCTGTTCAAGGGCATACTGCTGCTGCAGCGCCATCTGTTTCTGCTGATATTTCCACTGCCTCTTAAGGGATGGCTTAAAAAGGCCAGAGGCGACCTGACCGCCGGCGGAAATACCTGCAGCACCGAGCATAGCACCCATAGAAACAGGCTCGACGTAACTTTTAAAGTCAATAAGCTGCATACTAGAGAATGCTATAGTTGTTCGAACGAATAATGTAGTCTACACGAACAGTGTCAATATGAACACCATTACGATAAACTTTAGCCTGTGCAGAACACGAGGACATAAAGAACGCAGACAAAGCAGCCACAAGGGCCGAAACAAGGGTCCAGAAGGCTTTGGATTTATACCAAGGGGTTTTAGTATCAGGCATAGCTGTAGTAATTAAAGAACGATAGAAAAATACGCGGCCCTCCTGCAGTCGGTACCCGGGAACCTTTGCGGATTCACGAACTCTCCACAGAAGGGGTCCGCGCACGTAACATATATCGTCAAGTAAAGATAGTACTATTTTTCTTCAGTTGACGACGAACTCGAAGCAGGCTTGCCTCCATCAAGCTGGGAATCAATAAGTTCCTGACCTACCTCGAGACCATCAAACTTATCCATACGAGAAAATGAATTAGGGTCAAAGTCAATATCAGGATCAAACTTCTCACCCTTATCGAAATCCGACGAAGTAGCCTCGACATCGGGGCGGCCGGGAAGAACATCAATAGAGCCGGAACCATCGAGGACCGACATAATTCTCTGACCGCGGGAAACATACTCCTCGGGATCTTCAAGCATCCAATCAAGTGCCATAATATACGATATTAACGGTTAGACAAACGGGTTGCAAAGGTCTTGTTAATGAGATTCTTCTTCTGAACGGCATACGACATGTTAACAAAGAAGTTATCCTCGGCGTCAGAAGGGAAAGGCGAATTAACCTGCGACATATCCACAAAAAGAGCAGGAGCATAATCAGCCTTCGAAGGCCAATAAGACGACCAATTCAAGGAACGCTGCTGTACCCAATAAGAATAAAGCGGTCCTCCAGATACATTGCCTTGAGGCGAAGATATCTGCCCGAGCACCTCGTCATAAGAAGATCGAAATTCGTTAAAACAGGGTTCTTGGCAAAACGTAGACTCGACCACACCGCCGATAAGATTAGCAAAACGCCAATTCGGAAGAGATTGATAACCAATATCGTTGTAGATAGGGTTAAAGTAGTCCGAGCCTCTGTAATTCAAATAGTCCGGCTTAATTTGCGACCAATAATAAACAGGGCGAATGCTCAACATGTCGATCATATAACCGGGCTCGCGGAAATAGTACGACTGACGACGACCGAGCCTAGTATTGAAAGCAATAGCACCACCTTGCTGGCCAAGCGGACCATTTACCGAAGAACCGCCAAAATTGTTCTGTCCAGCCTGATTCATGACGACCTGAACATTGACAGTCTGCGAAGCCGAAAACAAGAGTTTAGGCCGATCAACGTGCTCAATCTTCGACGCGAAGAACGTTTCCAACCAATCACTATAACGATTGCCACCTGCACCTAACAAATCCTTGTATTCCTGGAGACGCGAAGCAATAGCCAACTGCGGGATAGTAGACACGCCGGTCATCGAAACCGCAGAACTAGAGCCGATTGGAAGAAGGCGGCTAAATCGATCGGGATTTGCGGGAACAACGGCCATGGGATGCGCTAAATTAAAAACAATAGGCTCGGCAAGTCCTTTAGTCTCATCGATGGAATTAAACTGATCGAGAGGAGCCTCGCTACCCCAAACGGCAAGAGTATTGGATACAGCTTGCACGGGATAACCGTTTCCGGACGCTCCGGCAGCAGCACCTGTAGAAGCAACATCAGATACAATAATCTGACGGAAAAGATTCGAGCGACAATAAGTTCCATTCGACGACTGAACAGCGGCAGGATAAAACTGGCTCTCAAAATAAGCATCGAGGAACTCAAGGTTTCCGTAGCGCTGCTGAAAGAGCGAATCATTCCCGGGCCACGAAGGCGCGAACGAAGCATTGGCTGCGGTGGTGACTCCGCTAGCCGTATAATACCAAGAGGCAGGCCAAGCGAAAGAATATAAACCCCACTGCGAATAACTATAGTAGTTACGGACGATATCCCAATAAGCGAGATAGGTATCCGCATTAGACCATACACCACCGAGGATGCTAGCAGGAAGCGCAACACCGGAAGTAGAAGCGGAAGTGGTGTAATTAACGGATCTATTAGAAACACGAAGCCAATACATCAAAGAGTTGGTGAAAGTCGATGTTACAGAAGGGGTTGCACCAGAACCAGGTACACCGGGAACAGCGTTAATCCAATTCAACGACAAATCATTCATATCAAACTTACTGCTATTCGTCCGAAGTTCGGGGTGATACAGCTGAAGCGGCACCCAAAAACGATGAAGGCGAACA